GCCTTGGATGATCAAATTATGGCAGAATATGAACTGGGTCTCCAACAACGGATGGATGAAGTGCCGACAAGCCCGGACCCTTACAACAACTATGTCGATGCAGTGATAGAGGCGGAAGAGGCTATTGGAGGTGGAGGCTATTATGACCAGGCTTATGGATCAGGTGATAGCGTGGATTACACAGATCAAGGAGGAGACGACCCAGTGGTTGTGGAAGTTGTGCCAGAACCTCCGCCACCGCCAGCTCCCCCACAACCTACCTATCTATCCGGTTATCAACCATATGTCCCAGCTTTTGGGCCACGGGATCAAATACGCTCACTGGGCCTACTTGCGCCTTCGCAGTTATATGGAGCGGCTCCTCGGAGGCAGCTAGTTTCTAATTATATTAATCGTTACCCAGATTTAGATCAGGTGTTCAGTAGGCAGCTTGGCTAATGGATGACATCCCGAGAGCTGAGAGAGCCCGTGCGATTTGCACAGACGAGTTGGTTGTAGAAGCTCTGGACACAATCGAGAAATTATACCTCGATAAATTTAAAAATTCGGAACCGGAAGACACCCAGGCGAGAGAGACATCATATGCGATGCTCCGCGCCCTACAGGAGTTTCGGGGCCACTTTGAATCCGTGATAACCACGGGGAAGCTGAAGCGAGAGCAGCTCAAAAAACTCCGCATCTAACAGAAGACGTAGCGCGGCTACATTCTCAAAGGAAAATTTAAAATGGCAGAAAACACCAACCCGGAAGGGAGTGTGCGTGGTGTCCTTGATATTGAGGGCGCAACTACAGCTCTAACTGAAATCCTGACCCGTGACAGCGGCAACTCAGAACAGCAAGAGCCACAACAAGAAGTCCTGGAAGAAGATGCAGGGCTAGATGAAAGCGAGTATTTAGACGCAGAAACTGACGACCTTGCCGATGACGAGGCGGAAGAGTCAGAACTCGCGGATCTGGATGACGAAGATTACGAGCAAGAAGCTCCAATCGAACCTCGAAAGTATCAAGTCAAAGCCGCTGGCGAGACCCATGAGGTGACCGAGGAAGAGTTGATTTCTGGTTATCAGAGACAGGCAGATTATACAAAGGGCAAACAGGAATTAGCCGACGGAAAGCGGACGCTGGAAGCGGAACTCCAGGCAGCTCAAGCGGAACGGCAGCGGATGAAACAGACGCTCAACGCCGTACAAGCTCAACTAAAGACGGCGGGTGTCTCAGCTCCTGACGAGGAACTCAGAGAAATAGACCCGACTGAATATCTTTTACAGAAAGATGTCTATGAAAAGCATCTTCAAAAGATGAGAGCGGTAGCGGTAGAGCAGAAGAAAATTGCTGATCAAGAGCAACAACAGTATCAGCAAGCGTTAGGTGAAATGCGACAACGGGAAGAGATCTCATTGTTAGAGAAGCTCCCCGAATGGAAAGATAACCAAAAGAGAGAAGAAGATATCACAGGAATGATGTCTTACGCTCAAAGAAGTCTCGGTTATACCGAGGAAGAGCTTTTGCAGATCTTTGACTCCCGGTTGGTTTATGCACTCCAAAAACTTTACAAGTATGAAAGTGCAGCCGCGCCAGATTCAAAGGCGCGGAAAAAAGTATCACAGGCCCGGACAATAAAATCTGGGCAACGTCAATCTCGTAAGCAGCCACCAAAACGTGTCCAGCAAGCCAGAAAGCGTCTCAAACAAAGTGGTCATGTAAATGATCTGGCCTCTTTTTTACTTTCTGATAGCCAACAAAGGAGTTAACTATGGCTGTACCTACATCAACATTCCAACGCCACCAGGCGATTGGCACTAGAGAAGATTTGGCAGACGTCATCTATGACGTAAGTCCAGCAGAAACACCATTCCTCTCAAACGTGGGCAAGGTGTCCGCTAAGAACGTCTTGCACGAGTGGCAGACCGACGTCCTGGCGACCGCTGCCGCCAATAAGCAAGTTGAGGGCGACGACATTGCCAATAATGCCGTGACCCCAACTGTCAGGATTGGCAACTACACCCAAATCCTAGCCAAGACAGTTCAAATCTCCGGGACACAAGAATCCGTAGACAAGGCTGGACGAGCTGGTGAGATGGCTTACCAAATGGCGCGACGGGCCAAAGAGCTTAAACTCGACCTGGAGTTTGCTCTGGTTCAAAATGCTGCCTCAAGTGCGGGTTCTTCATCCACTGCGAGGGCAATGGGTGGCCTAGAATCCGGCCTCTCCACAAACATCAGCAGTGGCACAGGTGGTTCTACCACGGCCATCTCTGGTGCGACCTGGACGGCTCCAACTGATGGCACGCAGCGTACCTTCACTGAAACGCTAGTGAAGACTGTCATTAAGTCCATGTGGACGAATGGTGGCGATCCGAAAATCGCTATGGTGGGACCGGCATCGAAGCAAAACTTCTCCGGTTTCTCAGGTATTGCTGCCAACCGCTACATGGTGAACAGCGCAGAACCTGGGGCCATCATTGGCGCGGCAGACGTATATGTCTCCGACTTCGGTGAGACCGCTATTGTCCCATCACGGGTACAACGTGACCGGACTGCTTTCATACTCGACCCTGAGTATGCGGCGGTCGCCTACCTTCGCGACTTCCAGACCTCGGATCTCGCAAAAACAGGCGACTCTGAGCGTAAGCAAATTGTCTGCGAGGCAACTCTTGAGCTTAGGAATGAGAAAGCTCACGGCAAGATTGCTGACCTCACAGTCTAATCTTGATGAGGGAGAGGGGCTTCGGCCCCTCTTTCTTTTTGGAGAATAAATATGGCAGATCTCAAACGCATTCTTGAATATGATCCGACAACCCGGACCAAGACGACCTTTCACTATGACTGGAAAGAAAACGACACCATTTTCGAGGAGGTGCAAGACGTCTCGTCCATACTTGACCTAAATGCGATCCAGAGAAGCGAGAATAAACCTAATCACAAAAACGATATGTGGCACGTCGGGCGCATACCGTTAAATGTTTTCTATTCAATACCCAGAGAGATCAGGCAAAACGGTAAATTCTTGCGGGAGTGGCTCAACAGGCCAGAAAATCGCGCCTTCAAAACTTACGATGGGAATGCCTGATGGCTCTCGATACGTTTGCTAATCTTAAATCTCTAGTTGCCGACTACCTGGCGCGGGATGATTTAACGACACAGATACCTGACTTTATAAGGCTTGCAGAATCACGTCTCGATAAAGAGTTGCGGATACGCGAACTTATCAAAAGAGCGACCACGACCACAACGGCGGGTGACGATACGGTCAATCTGCCGGATGATTTTCTAGGGATTATCGACATCTTTATTGAGGGTTCACCGAAGCAACAACTATCCTATGTCACACCTAGTCAATATTCGGCCATCTATGGCGGGTCAGTCACAGGGAAGCCAATTGTCTACACGGTCTTAGGTAAGGAGTTTCGATTAGGCCCAAAACCTGACACCGCCTACACCTTAGAAATTCTCTATCACGAGAGGATACAAAATCTTTCAGATTCAAATACAACAAACGACGTCCTAACAAATTACCCAGAATTATATCTGTATGGGACTTTGATCGAGGCAGAACCATTTTTGCAAAACGACCAGAGGGTTCAAATTTGGCTATCTTTATATGGGAATGCGGTGACCGCCGCCACTGTCTCTGACGAGCAAGGTAAATTCACAGGCGTCCTCCGGGCAACTTCACTTTATGGAGATTAAATAATGTCAGCAATGTCAGACTACTTGGAGTCGGCAATACTTAACCATGTCCTCCGCAACACAAGTTATACCAGTCCCACAACAGTCTATATCGGCCTGTCAACGGCATCGATGAATGACGACGCATCCGGGACGGAGTTATCAGGGTCTGGCTACGCACGGCAGTCGATTGCGTTTGACGCCCCGTCGAGCGGCGCGTGTACCAACAGTGCAAACGTAGACTTCCCGGTGGCTACGGGTAGCTGGGGAACCGTAACCCATTACTCAATCTGGGATGCGGCAAGCTCAGGGAATATGTTGGCGCACGGAGCATTGACCACATCAAAGACTATTGCCTCGGGAGATATTTTACGGGTTGGCTCAGGCCAAGTGACGATAACGGCGGCCTGATGGCAACTCTAGAAGAGTTAGATAATTGGGATTCTTCTTTTGATAATTTGGACTCTTACGGGTCACTAGAAGATCTCGACAACCTAACTCTACATCAGGCGTCCGCTTCTGGGACGTTTGCACTAACGACAACGGCGACGCCTTATCGGATACAACCACTATCGGCGACAGGGAGTTTTGTCTTAACAGCGAGTGCGACGCCTTACCTGATACAGGAGACCGGCGCGTCAGGAACTTTCGCATTAACAACCACTGGGACAGCAACTCGTATTCAGGAAACCGGAGCATCTGGAAGTTTTGTCTTCACAGAAACTGCCACCGCAAATGTTGTGTTTTTAACAGGTGCGACCGGGACATTTTCTCTTACAGAGAGTGCAGCGGCTACTCGAATACAAAGTACCGGGGCCACAGGCAGTTTCGTTCTCACAACTACCGGCACGGCGGTTTTGTATTGGGAGCCTGTCGATGTTGGGACGCAGACATGGATAAACACGGCGGCAGGATCGCAGACATGGACGCCTGCCTCAATAGGGTCAAATACTTGGAGTAATCAAATTGATAGTACCCTTTCCTGAATTTACGCCGGATCAGCATGATATTGCTAATGGGTCACAAGTTATCAGCAATGTGATCCCCGGCGAGACCAGCTATCGACCGGCGCATGATATATCAGTGGTATCAAGCAACGCCGCTGACGCACGCATTACAGGCATGATTGCACTCGATGATCAGGCGGGGACAAACTACATCTTTGCTGGCAATGCGACGAAACTTTACCAGCTTGTGTCATCAACTTCGGCACTGACCGATAAATCAAAGACCGGTGGCTATTCAACGGCAACCGGGGAGCGTTGGACCTTTACGACATTTGGTTCCACCATCCTCGCAAGTAACTACTCGGACGTCATCCAGAGTTGGCAAATCGGAACATCAACCGCCTGGGCGGATCTTGCGGGAACCCCACCACAGGCGCGGTCACTGGCGACCGTTCGGGATTTTGTGGTTTGTGGCGATATTATTGAGAGCAGCACTGCCTATAATAATAGGGTGCGGTGGTCGGCAATTGGTGACGAAACTAATTGGACGATAGGCACATCAACGCAATCGGACTACCAAGATTTTTTTGAGGGCGGAAGTGTACAAGCCGTGGTTGGGGGTGAATTTGGTCTCGTATTTTTAAAGCGAGGCATCTACCGGATGGACTATGTCGGTGCGCCGCTGATATTCCAAGTGGATCAAATCGCCTCAAATAGAGGTCTGGCGGCACGAGATGCTTTTGTCCGGGTAGGAAACACGACCTTCTTTTTAGATCGTGATGGTTTTTATTCTTATGACGGGCGTCAAATTACCTCGATAGGATTTGGAAAAGTAGATCGATATTTCTGGGAGGACGTAGATGTCACATTACTTGACCGTGTGACGTGCGCCTCTGATCCCATCAATCAGGTAGTCTGTTGGTCATACCCGTCAAAGGATCGCGCAGACCAAACATCAAGCGACCCAAACAGGGTTATTGTTTATAATTACAGGGTAGGGCGCTGGTCACGGTTTGATGCAGCCCATCAACTTATAAGACCCATACTGACCACTGATTACACGTTAGAGGAATTAGACACTATCTCCGCATCTCTTGATGCAATGACGACCAGCCTCGACAGTCACATCTATCAGGGCGGTGAGCTGATCCTCGCAGCGGCAACCACGGATCATAAAATCGGTGCCTTCACAGGCGACACCCTGGCGGTGACAATCGATACGCCCGAGGCAGCACTAGCAGATACTCGGCGGTCTCTAATCCGGGGCATACGGCCAATTGTCGATGGCGGCACATTGTCGGTGCAGATTGCTTCTCGAAATCGTTTTAATGACGCCTTTGAATTTGGGACTGCATCATCTCAAAACACAAACGGGATGTGTCCAGTAAGATCGGAGGGACGCTATCACAGGGCGAGGCTTAACATTGCCGCTGGCGGCTCATGGGATCACGCCGTGGGTCTTGAATATGACTTTGTCCCATCAGGTGCCAGACGACTGGATTTAGGACATTACCCGTCGATGGAAGTGATGACCCTTGTGAGGTTGCCCGTGTCGTCAGAAACCTTGTCGATGGAAAAATTAACTCAACCGGGACAGTGACGCTGACCGCAAGCACTGCAACAACTCAAGTAACTGACCAGAGAGCTGGCGGAGACAGCGTCATCTTATTAATGCCACGGACAGCAAATGCGGCCACGGCAGTAGCGACAACTTATGTAAGCGCGAGAGCAAAACAGAGCTTCACACTTACGCACTCAAACAACACACAAACAGATCGAACCTTCGGTTACGCAGTTTTAGGTTAGGAGAAAAAAATGAGCGGAGACGGCGGAAGCAGAACAAGGACTGTAGAGCAGACCTCGACGCAAGAACCTCCGGAGTATGCAAAGCCCTACTTTGAGGAGCTGCTAGCAGAGGCAAAGACAGAGTTTACATCTGATCGACCTAAATATTATCCAGGCTCGACTATTGTAGATAGAAGCCCTCAGTCAGAGTTGGCACTACAGATGACAGAGTCTGCCGCTCTTGGTGGGTCACCTATAGTAGACGCAGCTCAAAATGTCGCTCTGGCGGGGATCACTGGAAACCTCCCAACATCAGCAAATGCGATAGCGGCAGATCGCCTCAATTCTCAAATTTTAGCTGGGAATTATCTAACACCCCAGACGCCGGGGGGACGTGCGGCATACGATTTAGATCGACGGACTATCGCTGGGGAGTTTCTTGACGCCGAGAACCCGTATTTTAGTAAAGCTGTCGAAGCAGCATCACGCCCTGTCACCTCCCAGGTTGGGTCCATGTTCTCTAGAGGGGGTCGATACGGCTCCGGGGCCAACCAGGATGTCCTCTCTCGATCTATCGGTGATATCTCTAGCAAGATGGCGTATCAAAATTACGCGCAGGAACGAGCTAATCAGATTGCAGCCCAAAATCGTATAAACGCGCTGGAGCAAGCAGGAAGGGCGAGACAAGATGCGGCAGCGTCCGCCTCTATGAACCGTGAACTACAAAATCGCGCCCAACGAATGCAATTTATGGGGATGGTTCCAGGGCTACGAAATTTAGATTTTGCTGACGCCCAAAAGATTGCCGGTGTCGGTGCGGCACGAGATGCGGAAGCTCAGGCAAGACTTAGTGCGGACATTGACCGGTTTAATTTTGGGCAAAATGTGGGTCGTCAAAAACTTGGA